CATCATCAATAATATACAGGACAAAGAGGTGTGGCCTAAATTTGGCGGGCAGCCTAGAAATTGGGGGTCCCTGGTGGTCTCTGTGAGCCCCTTCCTCATTTTTGGGTGTGCGTGCGACGAGAGCGCGCGGGGAATTTTACGACGGGGGCGTTCCGCGGAAAGGCGGGTGATTTTCCGCCGTAAAGTTTTATGAGGGGCGGAGACCGAAACCGGGGCAGGTGGCCAGCGGGCGAGGCGCCTTTGTGGTTTCTCGCTCCATTTCACGAGAGCGAAATTTATGACCCTGATTTACGGGAGAGTCCCGGTACTTCCCGGGCTGTGTGCCCAGAAAGTGATTAATGCTGACAAGGGGAACATGCGGTTGCGGTAAATCCTGGGCGCTGTCCACATTTCAGGAACTGCCCGTTCTAAAGGTCACTTTCCGTCTCCTTTTTCGTTTCTCCACCCATTTTATGATATATATACTGCTGTACATTTCTGTTCCACAGCACTTATTCTCCGGTGCTGCCATTCACAGCCTCTCAGCTCTGCTCTACCTCTCCGATTACTGTGAGTATGGCTGCTTTGGGTCTTTCGATGGGGTCCTGTTTTTGTGTTCGAATTCACAAAGACATTATTGAGGCTGTGTGTTCTCACATGGAGCTGGTAGAATTTTTACCCTCAGAGCTGCGTCGTCTAATTTTTGCCATAGTTAGGGCTCAGGCGGTTCGTCCTTCACCTACTTATGTAGCTGCTGTGTCTGTGTTAGGGGGTAATAGCCTGGAGTTTTATTTTTTCATTGGCAGCGACGCGGAGGCGTTTGATTCGGTGCCTGGCCTGCAGAACATTGCTCAGGGAGTTGAGGACCACCTGCGAAGCTACTTTCGTTTGGTTTTGCCTGAGGACTCGCACCTGCTGCTGGAAAACCTCACAGTTTCCTGGGAACCTAACATTTTGGTCATCACTGAGTAAGGTATGTTGAGTTTGGCTTTTCCATTTTTTGGTGGCGGTGCTCTGCATGTTTTTTAGAAGTCTTTCCTTTTTCTTTTCAGAATGGCTTCCGGCTCTTCTCGATACTTCTATGAATGCCATCTCACTTTAAAAAATTACCTGGCTACTTTAATAAGAGACAAAGACCAAGAAACAGATCTTTGCCGCGGCATTTCTATGTTTTTGTATTCATCTTTTCATTTGACAGCTGTTAGGCGCTTGTCCTCTCACAGTGGCAATTCAATTGTTAGCTCTATAGTGTTTGCTAGTACGCATGAAATGTCTACTGCTCTGAAAATTGAGGTTGAATCTCTTATTAAGGTTTACATACGGGGCTGGATTGAGGGCCTGGGTGCTGGCATTAATGAGGACTTACATCCTTTTTGGCTTAATGAGGTTAAAGTTCACTTCTTTAGTTGCTGATTTTTCCTTTTTCTTATAGGATGCCTGCCGCGTCAGCTGATGATATATGCCCCAAGTGCATGCTTTTTCTCGTTAATCTGCAGGCTGAATTGGTTAACAAATTACTCTCTGTAAATCCTGAGATTGCCCAGCTTTTAGTAGCTAGCGTGGATCAGTTTCTGAAATTATGGCTGCAAAATATTTGTGTTACTCTAGAAGAGCAGCAGAGCTCTGAAATTGACATGTTTGTGGGCGTTTGCTGGCTGTTCTTAGAGCCTACTTCTGCTCTGGTTGAAATTATACAAAACAGCATTGCGAACTTTGTGGATAACTTTTTGCAGTCTTCCTGTGCTGCCAAAGGGGTCTATCTCAGTACTGTAGATCTAGAGCAAGTTTCTGTTAAATGTATTTCAGATCTTCCAGATGGCGTCGCCTCTCTGCCCCAGCCGACCTCCATGCATTAGAGGAACTGTTACTTTTTTTGAAGATTTTGTTAGACAAGTCTCAAGCTATGTGGAAGACCCCTATGCTTTTCTTTTTGACATGATGTTTGATGTCACCGGCTTTCACTTTGAGCAGGTGATGCTGAAAACCACTGACAGAGACAAGCCCGGTATCACTTTTAAATTTGTTTTTCATAGCCCACTTGCTGAAGACAGAGCGTCAGCTTTGTCTAAGTACAAAACTCTTCTAATTTCAGAGCTCTATGCTGCACTGCAGGCTGATGAGAATCTAAAGTTTGATTTTGGAGACAGGGAGCTGTTTTCAGTACAAATATCTGAAACTTTTAGTTTTTGTTCATAGATGAGCTGCCCACGGTCTGGAACTGAAGCCCCCTCTCACGTGACTACAGTGGTGAGAGCTCCCGCCTATTGTAATAGCTTTGCTTTGTGCTATGAGCTTCCTATTCCTTGGAATGAAATTTTAACTATACATGAAAAAATACTGTTGGGCAAGTTTACCTGCTGCGCTGGTTTAGAGTTACAATTACACAGACATGCATGCTTGGCAGAACCTCAGCTGTGGCGCCTACACTGCCACTGCGATGACCAGCACTCCCTGCAATGCCTGTGCAGCAGAGAGGTCATTAGGAAGGTGGCTCTAGATTTTATAAAGGGGGCCCGCATGAATAGGCTGCACATGTGGTTCAGAGAATTTGTTAATTCTGGCCGCCCAGATGACATCAATTATGTGGGCAGTGTGGTGTACAACGCCAGACATTATTTATATTTTAGATTGTGTTTTCCTTTTGATGCTCAGGCTGCCTGTATTGATGTTATTCGCACTTGCCTAAGCCCAGAGATGGGCTTTTTTCTTAAGGGGACTTACAATTTTTGGTTAGTGTTGTTCTGTGACCGCTGTGCTGCAGATAGGTTACAGTCTCTGAGAAAGTGTGCTGCTAAGGTTAGGGGCACTATTAGGCGCCTGCTGGAAACTATAGAATCTCTGGATGTTATGGACTTTCTGCATGTGACCACCCGGGCTGAAGACAGAAGAAGACACGCTCTCAGGCAATCTCTGCTGTATGGAAAATGCCGCCTAATTCGAAGCCTTTCATGCATAAACTTGAGTGCTTTTATTCCTTCTTAGATTCGGGCCAGCGGTCGTGCAAGCTTGGACTCTCGCTATTGTCTGCAATCTTCAGATGTAGAATTTATTTCCCTAACTGATCCAAGGCTGGCCTGTAAAGAGTTTGTGTACTATAGACCTGTGGGTGAAAAATTGTCCCAACATTCACTGTATGTAAACTGTTGTGGGGAAAGAACTGTGTATAAAATTTCCTTTCCTGAGGGGGGTTGTATCAACACTCGCGTTTTCAATAAAATTTAATAATTTTTAAATGTATTTTTTGTATGTCTTTATTGGTTTTCGCCAACAAAAGAACAGCTGATATTATCAGTTATAAACAAAGTACCTCCACTGAGTCTGTTGAAGTTCAGAAAGCGAAAAGTTATACTATAGGCAGCTATTGAAGTGGGGGAGGTATTCAAGAGCACTAAACAATCTATATTTCTGTTCGCGGTATCATCCAGAGTTTTGGTGTCAAGACTGATTCTGTTATAAAACACACAAGGAGTAGATGCTTTGTTGTAGACTGCAGCATTAGGCATACAGAGTTTCCATGTGTGACTGGGATGAGCTTGCACTGTATTGTCTCCCAGAGGTTTTTCTCCCCAAGTAGTAGTAGAGTTTATGTTTCCCGTAGAAATGAGCTGCCCAAATTGATCAAAATCCATGATTAAACTAAACTTTGATTGGGTGGGGTAAACCAATCTGTACGTTCCTTCCCCAGTGAAGTTAGCTGTTAGGGTGACCAAATTGTAATTTCTGGACAAACAGACAAAAGACCTTATAACTGGTGTGCCATTGATAGATGCGTTTACACTAGGAGAAGGTCCTGTCCACAAGGTGACGTTAGTAGAAGAAGGAGGCCTAACTACTTCAATGGCTCCGTTGTTGAATGTTAGAGTGGGGCCTATTTTTGCGGTTACCGCTCCATTGGTCACCTGAAGACCTTGTCCAACATTAACAGCTAGGTTGCCTCCGTTTACCGTTAGGCCGTTATTGGCACTTAAAGAGACAGTAGTTCCATTTTTGGCTAAGGGGGCGGTAAATGAGAGAGTTTCCGCTGTCGATTCCAAAGCATTATTTTGCACAGCTAGACCTCTTCCCACTTGCAAAGTTACACTGTTGTTGTTTTTTGTCAACGGGGCAGAAAAAGACAGTGGGGGAGGAATTTGAGGAGGAGGGGCGGTGAGGGCATTTCCTTGTATTTGAAGTCCTGTTCCAATGGTTAAGCTCACTGTGTTGTTATTTTTCGCGAGAGGTGCAGAGTAAGTGACACTTGGAGGAGGAACGGCTTGCAACTGCCCACTGGAGACGGTGAGCCCTGCCCCCACCTTTAGATTAACCCCTTGGTCAGTTTTTTCAAGAGGGTCATTGTAAGTTTCAGGCACAGTAGACAGCCCTGTTCCCGAAACCTGAAGGCCTGCGCCTACCTGCAGCGATACTGAGTTGTTACTTAATGACAGAGGGTTGGTAAAAGACAAAGGTGGGGGAGGGGGAGGAAAGGTAACTTTGAGAGTGCCATTGTCATCACGTAAGCCATCTCCAATGGTTAAGGAAACCTCATCGTTGTTTTTGTGTAGAGGTGAGGTAAAGGTTAGGGCGGTGTTGGGCTGCTGCAGAGTAATTTCTCCCTGGCTGTTGGTAGTGAGCCCTGCTCCGAGGCTCACTTGTAAGTTTCCCTGATCGAGTTTAAGTCCATTTCCTGTATTCACTTTAAGTTGACCAGTGTTTGTAAAACCTAAGGGGCTGGTGACATTTAACGCCAGTGTGCCCGGGGGGGACTCTGTCAATCCTTTGTTCCTGTTAAAAAAGGGCGGCTGTGTAGGCGGCGCTGGTTGCTCATAAGGGTAAACTGGGTCGTAATCTGCAGGTAAAGCTCGCGCTCTCTTCATGGCGTTGGTGATGGTCAACGGAGAGCTGTTGGGAAAAACCAAATTGCCATTCAAGGGGCTGCGCAAATTGGCACGGACGGAGAAGTGGAATTACCAAAGCTGGGAGGAAGGAGCCGTGATCGACATAGAGACGCGTGACACGGAAGTAATGCAAAAAATCAGGTAGATTTTATTGTTACAGAGAAGTGGTGGGGGGAAAGTAAATAGGGCGGATCTTGTTTCTAAGGCAGCAGCATAGTCCTAGGAGAGTTAGAAGAGTCATCAAAACCCCAATAACTAAGAAAGTCAAAGGGACATAGGTAGGCATGGCAGGTTCTTGGCTCGTAAGGGCCTCAAACCTGGGAGTTTCGGGCAGGTCAAGGGGAAAAAAGGAAAGCACAGAAACAGCAAGGCTGTCTCTTCTTTCCCCGATTAGAACAGAAGTGTCTGAGGAAGTTATTTCTCCCAAGCAATTTGGGAAAGCACTGGTGACATTACACACCACTCTAAAGGCACCTCTCTTTTGCTGCTTGTAGAGAGCCCAGTTGAGTTTTCTAGTAAAATCAGTTGGATCTGGATAGTTGGTGTGTTCTTCTATGGTACTTGAAAATATGTGCACTAGCTGCTCTTGCCAGGCAGGGACGGTAATGTTAAACTTCACAAACTCAAAACGCCCGCCAGCATGTTGAATAATAGCTAGCCATGGGCCCAGAGTATAAGGAGACACGTGCAGCACCCACAAGTCTCCGCTCATGAGAGCTCTGGCAAGAGTGGGCTGCACGTTGTCTATACGCCCTTTGCTGCGCACCCGAGAGACTTTCTCTGCTTGAAAGTCCCCAATGATTTTGTACCAGCGCACATTTCTGACATTCTGAGTTGTTTCTGGGGGCAGTTCCAGGAGAAGTGGATTAAACAGGGTTCCACTCTGTATTACAGTCTGCAAGTTCATTTCATGAAAAGGCCTGGCAATTGGAACCTCAGTACTTTCCTCTGCATGCAGTGGAAAATCTTTATCTTTGCCCCCTATGGGACACAAGTCTCTGAAGTAGAGGAGGTAAAAGTGCTCTTGCCCGAGATAGCCCTGATCATGAATAGAAGCGAGATATGGCCCATCTTCACTGAAGTCAGCAGAGAAGAAGAGACCGTGTTGCGTCGCATTGCACAAGCCGGAGCTGAAACATGCTGGCGCGCTTCCAGTCTCTGGGTCGGTCCAGTTAACAGTAGCTGCTGAGCTGACAGTCAGGTCTAAGCTACAGGGACTTCCCGCACAGCAGCTGACAATGTGCTCTGGCTGAGTTTCAGGTTCACTCGCCGCGAGGGAGACGGCGGCCAGAAGAAGAAGAAACAGAGCCATAGCGGGAGTAGCTGTAGAAAAAATTTAATGAAGGTTATACATAGTACAGGCTGCATCCACCAAGCTAGAATGGGGAACAGGTTTTTTACAGAGGCAACGAATTTTGATGTCAGAGCCTTTATGAGAGGAAGAGCAGCGAAGCTCTTGCCCTCTCACTTTCAGGGAAGAACAATGGTAGGTGCACTCAACACTGATAGTTAGCCCATGACCCTCTTGGTAAGAGTCCACAATGTCCATGTCTGCGAAAACACTGGGGTGGTAAAACCACTTTGCGCGGAGATTGTCCTTTGCAAAGCATCTTGGCTGAGTGCAGGTTTCTTTATGGCGGGCACAGAGGCAGTCAAGTTCCACCTGTTCCAGGCAGGGCTCAGTCATAGCCATCGACAGAGTTGGTTACAATATCGTAGTTAGGAATGAACTGGTCGGGGAAGGTATCTGGGGGGCCAGAAAAAGGGTTAAGATAAACCTCAGGCACAAACTCACGCACAAACTGCACAGAGCCGATTCCTCCAGCCCTAGGCGCTGTCGAGGCTTGCTGCAGAGTCAGATAGGCTTGCGTGGGGTTGAAAGAAGAGCGAGAACCTCCACCTAGCTGAAAGATACCGTCTGGCCGGATCCAGGTAGCGCTGGGAATGTCCTCACTGAGCTGAATTCCTTGCCCTTTTATCTGCCTCTGGGTGTGGCTCAGAGGACACAGGCGGCGGCCTCCCGCCAACTGGATCCCCGAGTTTGTCATGGCAGTTTCTAGGGCGTAGTTTCGCGGCAAAGTGACCGTTGTGGGTGGGGGCACCTCTTGCGTAACCATGGCAGCCGGCCAGACAGGTGGGTCCATGATAGTTCTGGGAGTTTCTGTAATGTTTGCTTGAGCCGTTAAAATTTTATTGCGCAAGTCTCTTATCTGGTAAACGTGATTAATCATTGATGGTCCAGCACTAAACCAGTTCATCTGGGTGGAATAGTCCTGAGCCGCGCCCGCCGCGTGACCAGATTGCGGTTGGTAGCTCCACATATAAGGGGTGGGTATTTCTTTGGACATCGCTCACTCTTCGTTGAGACCTTCCGCCTGACAATATTTGTTGAGGAGAGCCTCGGCGTCGTCCTCCGTGCGCAGCAGCTGAGCCTCTGACTTGTGGTATAGACAGCTCTTGAGCAGAGACCTCAGAGAGCGGTTTTTTATTTTAAAGGCCGTGGGGGAACCGCGACTTTGTTGAAAGATGGCGTAGAGAGTGGGGAAGATGCGGTTTCTGAGCTGTCGGGTTTGCTGGGTGTCCTCTGAGGTGGTGAGGCTTGCCACCCGGTTGCGTTTTGGAGGGGTGGCAGGCCGCCGGTGCTTCTTGGCTGTGGTAGCGAGAGTTATAGTAATGAATGATGTTGTTGGGAAGGTTGACCCCCTCCCTAAATAGCATGTATCTTCGGGTAAAGGCCACGTTCCCTCCGCTCGCGCCCAGGCAGTTAAGGATGCGATATTTGTGAGCCCGCCATGATTTGTAGTTCCGAGGGGGCTTACCGGGCGTCTTAGTTTTCTGATCCCATCTAGGAGCTCGCTGCTCTGGGAGTGCTTCCTCGCTCTCTGGCACTGTGAGCTCTGGAAGGCTTTCTAGGTCCTCCTCGGAGATTTCTTCCACACTTAAGCTGTGAGTCTCTTCCATCTTTGCGGGATTCAAGTCCGCTCTCTATAGAAGGATCTGGAGCGTTTAGCGGTTCTCCGGTGTGAGGGTCTAGATAAACACCTTGCCCCTTTTTGAGGAGGAACTCTTCTCTGGCTTTTTTAATGTCATGCAATTGGGCCAGAATGTTTGTTTGTGTGATGACGCAGGGGCTGGGGTCTACTGCGGGGGGCTTTGATTGGTTTTCATAGAATTTAATTTGATGGGCGTGGTAATCAGCACTTTCAAATTTTCGCAGGAAAGCGGAAGCCCACATTCCTGCCGTCAGCTTAAGACCTGAGGAAGACTGCTCTCCGTTTTCCCCACCGGGCCCGCGGATATCAAAGGTACCAATGAGTTGGGTTTCGTTGAGCATGGCGGGGTTTGTGGCCAGACAGCGGTGGGGGGTGCACAGGTTGCACCTGCAGTAGTGCTCCATCAGCCCCTCTCCACCAACCGAGAAGCACAGGTCATTGTGGTACATAAAGTAGTTAGCTAGCCTGAGCAGGTAGGTGTAAGGCCACAGAGTGGGGGGGCACTCTTTGAAAAAGATTGGAATGAAGTCAGTGGGCATTGCCGCGCTCATGGCTGGTAGGATGCCCGACCTCTCTAGGATAAAAGACCTAAAATTCTGCATCATGCTCTGACTGACTATGTCCGGCAGGCCTTTGTGCAGCGCGCCCAGAAGCTTAGGAGGAAATACTGTATCAGCCAGGTCTTTAGCTATGAAGCGCTGAGAAGTTTGTGTATACAGAGATTTTTTCTGCCTCTGAAGAAGTTTTACTAGCTCTTTGAGGTTGTCCACCTCAAGGCACTGTTGCCACACGCCCATGGCGGTTTGCCATGCATGGACTAAGGCAAGAAAGATAGTGTCTCTGATGTAGTCTCTCTGTGCCTCTCCATGTATGGTATGGTGAAGCACGTTTTGACCCAGGCGGTTCTCATGCAAAATACCCATATACGTGACTACATTGGTCAGCTCTACATTGGAAATTTTGCTAGCCAGAGCCACATAGCCGTGGTTGAAAGTGTAGTGCAGAGATTCTCCTATTTTTTTTATCATGTCTGCAGAAGTAAAAAAGCGCTGCATGCACTCGAGCACTACTGACACTAGAACCGCCCCCATGACAGTTTTTCTTTGTTTCTCTAGCACCTCAGGGTCTGAGGTCTGCAGCCACTTGCTTAGTTCAGCATCTGTTACTACCTGTTCACCACCCTCAGGGTCTATCTCCGATACATCTGAGCTGGGAGACGCTCTTTTCACGAGCAGCGTGTCCATCATGGTAGTGATTACTTTAGGGGGGAGGTGCACAGCGGGGTAGGCAAAGTGTGTGAGAGTCAGGTTGCGCTTCATAACTGCCAGGCGGGGATTGTCATGCTGCAGCTCCACTAAAACCGATTCACTGTTTTTCAGCGCGTTCTCGGCCACGACCTCTCCGCCTAGACCCTCAAACACCTTGCTTACAGTGTCCATCGTCTCATAATCAGGTAAGCAATCTCCCTCGTGCAGAGCCAAGGCTTTGTCTGCCTTTGCTCTATTGGCTTTGCAGGACATCGGGATTTTTTGGTTAACAAAAAAAATGTGATAAGTTGCCAGAGTTTCTGGCACCACAAAAGTAGGGTAGAAGTTGAGCTTGGGATTTGGCTCACAAGTTCCATTTTCTTGTTTCTTTGGCGGGATGTTGGGAGAAAAAAGGTTTCTTTCATAAGCACAGCTCAGTTCTGAAATGCTGGCAGGCAGTTGTAGGCGGTCCTGGATGCTATCCAAAACAATTTTGCTTTGGCGCTGTAAGTGTTTACATAGCAAATCCTCGCTTAGATATTTGTCGGGCTCGGGCTCAAGTTCAACCTCAGGGGTGAGTGGAACTGACTCAAGAACTGGAGAGTTGGGAGGTGCAAGCAAAGTTTCCTCCTGCGTGTTCTCGGCAGTTCCACTGACAGGCTCTTCTGACATCTAGGAAAAAGATGAGCCAGAACAACGTTGTTGTAATCTCAAGCTCCAGCGAAGATGAGATTCCCGCGCCGCCGAGGAAGCGCCAGCGCAAAACCATCGATGGCAAAGTGAAGGTTAAACAAGAGCCCCGGGAAGAGCCAAAGAGAGGCTACCACGCCATGCTGGATGCTACCAAGAAAGTGAACGAGGCTCTGAAGACTCAAGGCACCCCTGGAGAGTTCTACATCAGGACTTTTTGCAACCAGAGGGTGGAACGGGATGCCAATGGGGAGATTCAGTTTATAAAGGAGGATGGTCCTGCTCCGCTTAATAAGTTTCCCCCGCCTGAGCCCATCATTAAGGCCACTCGGGCCATTCAACCCACCAAGGCCAATGAGCACCAGTGGCAGCAGGGCATGGAGTATGCCCTGAAAATCCTTACTGCCTACCAGGTTGACCATAAGGATTTAACCTTGCTGCCTGATTCTGGCACCCTGGAATGCTTTAAGAAAGCGGTGCAGGGCTTCTTGGTGGGAACCAAAACCGTGGTAACCTACAACTTTACCACCCCAAAAACCTTTCAGCATGTTACTGCTAGGCTCTTGCTCGATTTTGTGCTGAAAGCGGTAGAGCTCGCTCCCGGCATTAACCCTAGCGGGTGCGTGGTGTGGCAGCATGGTTGCCAAGACCACCTGCTGTGCCTTCACGGCTCTCCCATGATACAGAAAGAGCAGCTTATAGAAATGGATGTGAACAGCGAGAACGCGCAGAGGGTGCTGAAAGAAAATCCTGAAAAGGCTAAAATTGTCACCAACCGCTGGGGGCGCAATGTAGTGCAGATGAAAAATGAGGATGCTTTTTGCTGCTTCATGGATGTAAATATGTCCGGGGGAAACTTTAGTGGCAGCTCTTGTGGCATGGCCTACAGTGACGGGCCTAAGGCTCTGATGGCCTTTCAGCAGATCATGGCTTTCCAAAAGGCTTGCTATCCCCAGATGACCACTGCTGAGACCCACTTGCTAATTCCACTGAAATGTGAATGCAACTGGAACAACAGCCTTCCCATGGTTGGGCGGCAAACTTGCAAAATAACTCCCTTTTCTATGCCGTCCGCAGCTGACATAGACAAAAGTCAGGTGCATGACCCTAAAATGCTGGCCACTTTAAACAACCCGGCCATGCTGGTGTTCCAGTGCTGCAACCCTGTTTACCGCAATAGCAAGGCGGCTCCTCAGAAAAATTGTGATTTTAAAATCTCCACTGTAGACCTGGTGTCCTGTGTGCAGATAGCTAAGAAAATCTGGGCTACCTGCATTGGCACTCCACCCCCGCTGAAGTTCCCAGAGTTCAAGTGGTCGAATGAGTACAAGTATCAAACTACTATTTTGCCTCAGGGGCAAGACGATGACGATGCTTCTCTGTTTTAAAGAACCACACTGTATGCTTGTGTTATTTTCGAATAAACGGTTTATTGAGTTAATTTGTCAAAGGCAGTCCTGGCCTTGATTTCTCGCGCATGGGCCCTAAAGTAGGAAGAATGAGTCTGCAAAAACTGGTACAGTTTTTCCTGGTTTAGCCAGAGAGTAGTTTGCACAGCCGGGCTCATTAGCTTGTAGTTGGGCACTCCTTGAATAGGTCCCATTGTGGGATTGTTGTCAAAGGGGTCATCTGGCCAATTTACAAAAGCATGCAGAAACAAGCAACAGAACAGACCACAGGCTGCACTGTTCGGACCCTGAATGCTTTCATTGCTGGTTACCAGAGTTACACACCTGTCTGAAGTTGAGGCAATAGCGCTTCGCCTCAGTAGGCCCTCATATTCAAAGCTGTAGATCTGCTTAAGCTTTTGATCAGAAAAACCAAAAGGATCAAACATGTAAAATTTTTTAGCTCTGGGGTTCCAGGCCATGGCCAGCCAATGCACCCCTCCAGTTTCTCTTCCTGCTGTGTTGACAATGGCACAGACCATTCTCTGAGAAGAGATGAAACCAGGAAACCTCTTATCAAAGGTTCCCAAGAAAAAGGGCCCCACGCCTAAGTTCTGAATAATAGCCCGAAGCTCTTCTTCAGAGGACCCTCCTTGCGCCATGTTCTTTTTAAGTAGTGGCGTTGCCGGCAGAGAAGGGTGTTCTGAGGTAGACTACCTCAATGACCCCCCGGTGAGGCTGGTGGACCCGTGCCACGTCGAACACTTCAAACAAAACGTACAACAGAGTGGGCTCATTCATCTCGTCAACCTCAAAGGTCATGTCCAACGCGTGAGCAGAGTTGGAGTACAGAAGGTTCTGACCGAGGTCGGTCAGTGTGCCCATGGACATAAAGTTGGAAGAAAATGGAATTCTCCACAGGGTCCTATCGCACAAAAACTTTTTCTGGGTGATTGAGGGTACAGCATTGGCGCCAATGAGGGGATAGGGCCAGTTAGCAGGGTAGGGGTGCCCCTCTCTGGCGTTGGAGCCGGACAGGGCACTGGCGTAGCCAGAGTTGTTGTGCTGGTTTGCAACTGTAACTGCCTTGTACTCAGCATAGTTTTGTGTATCCACAAGCTGGCGACACATGGGCTCAAAATTTCTCAAGAAAGAATACATTCTGTCCTTGTATGATTCTGGCAGGTGGTAACCCTGATATCCAATGTTGTAATGAGAAAGCATCTGCACCAAGAACCAGTCTTTAGTCATGTTAGACTGTGCCACATTGTACCCCTCCCCATCTACATATCTTTTGATCTCGAACTCATTGGGCGTTAGAAGCCGGTCATTTCCTGGCCAGGATACTGAGGAGTCAAACATTATAGATACTCTCCTGAAAGTATGACTAAGGTAAAAAGTAGCATCTAAGTACGGAATGGTTCCAGAGTAGGTAAAATAAGGATCATAGGGAGACCCCAGCGCAGGAGTTTCTCTCTGCTTGATTCTAGTAAAACTCCATCCTCTGAAACCTGCCCAGTTTCTGGCCGGAATTGAGATAGGCAGGTTGGTTGTGTTGGCCGGGATAGGGTACAGCATGTTAGCGGCTGAGAGATAATCTGCAAATGTTTGGTCATTTACATCATTCCGCAGCATGGCTTCCAAAGTAGAGGCTGTGTTGTGAGCCATTGGGAAGAAGCTTGCATAGAGATTGATGCTTTGAATGTTGATAGTCGCCCCATCTACTCTCAGATCATTTCCCAAGCTGCTCTGCAGAATCATGTTTACATCCTTTCTGAATGACCACTCGTAGGTATACGTCCCCGGAAGGAGTAGGAGGTTTTTGATTGCAAAAAACTTTTGAGGCACCTGAATATGAAACGAGCAATAGCGACCATTGCCCAGCAGCTGGGAGCGGTACCGCAGTCCTGCATTTCTGTGGTGGTTGAAAGGGTTAACAGTGTCCATTACATCAGGTGACCACCTCGCTCCAATATTTACGAAAGTATCAATTAAATTAGCAGCGGGAAGGCGGGCGTTCATGTAAGCATAGGTGTTAGTGTTAGCCGGCACTGTGACATTTTCAGGAGTGTATTTGTATGTGTCTGGCAAATACAGCGCCACGTTAGAGTAAAGAAAGCCTTTGAAGAGGTTAGCGTTTAAGTTGATCTCCATGGCTTCTACGTTTCCAAACCCTAGCTTCTGTATGGGACCCTGATTTGTTCCATTTGCTTCAAAGCCATTGTTTTGTTGATTTAATTTCATACCTGTGGCATCTACCAAAGGCCCCATTCCACTGAGAGGAAAGCAGTAATTGGGCATGTCATCTTCCACTCCATGGTTGTCAATAATTCTAACATCATGGTCATAACTGTCTACAGCTTGGTTCCACATTGAAAAGTAACGGGTTCTATCTGTGAGAGCATCTAGCAGCAGCTGATAGGATAGCTCAGTGTTTCTGTCTTGCAGGTCTACCACGGCATTGAGCTGAGAGGACTGTCCAGCTAGTACTCCCAGGTTGCCGTTGCTGTTGTAGTACATGAGACCTACGAAGTTATCTCTAAAGCCTATATAGTTGGGCCTGTTAGGAGCTGCTTGTTGACCAAGCCCTGGAATTCCCGTCGCGGCACCTTGTTCCACCTTATAGACTAAGTGTGTGTCTGGCGCCTCCAGTGTGACGTCCTCAGTGTAAAGCACTGCATCTACCTCAGTTGCTCCATTTGTGGTTGTTTTCTTATAATACACAGGAGTTACTGCACCCTTAGCCTGTCCTCCGTTTGCATTAGTGGGGGGAGCATAGGAACCATAGCAGGGTTGTCTGGGAGTTGTGACTTTTAGAGCTCTTCCTCCAGCATCGCCTACAGCTCCCAGCTCTCCAGTCGTCCAGCTCTCTGGACCTTGCTGAGGTTGGGGTTGGAAAGTAGAGTCTTCTACACCCGCTAACCCATCTGGGGCAGTTATGTTTCCGGGTACAGACACCTGAGCTAGAGTGTTAATGTTGGCTCCCTGTCCGTTAAAGAGGCAGTTGTTGGCTCCAGCTTTGGGGGCCAAGGCATTATAGGCCGTGCCGCTGTAGGGCTTGAAAGAGGGACCTCGGTCCAGGGTACCCCTAATGTCAAAGTAGGTGCTGGCCATATCTAGCACCCGGTTGTCCCCCACGGCCAGCTGGAAGCGGGTTTTGTAAGTGTACTGCCCGTCCTCCTGCATGACTGGCACGTAGCGCAGCTGCAGCCGCTGTGACCTTTCTGTGGTCACGTCATGGGTGGGGGCCACAGTGGGGTTTCTGAATTTGTTGTCCAACTTAAAGTAAGAACTGGTGGCCTGGGCAAACTGAACCAGGGCGGGAGACAAGTATTCCGCGGCGTCCTGGCCCGCAATGTGCATGTAAGACCATTGTGGCAGCATCGACGGGGTCGCCATCTTCTCAGCTGGCGCGGTCAAAAAAAGACAGGGTCGGCAACTGAAGTCACTTTTCACCATTTAATGAAACATTAGTAGCATCTGCGGCGTTTCACTCCCCTTAATCCCACTCCTACAATGTTGGCCAGGGTTCCCTGCCACCCGCGAGAGCGGCTGGGGGCCACCACTACTGGGGCGGCTGGCACGGCCGGCACTGAGGGAACCACTACAGCGGGCGCTTTAGGCGGGGCTTTTACTACTACAGGGGCGGGCGCCGGGCTGTAAGGAGGAGGCAGGTCGCTGGGTTTAAGCTCCAGAGTTGTGGGTTTGTCTACCACCACTGGGCGGGCGGGTTTTTCTACCAGCACTGGGCGGGCCATGGAAGGGTGAGGCCGGGTCATGGGGCGTGGGGCTGGAGCCATACTGACGGCTTCCTCATAGGAGGGAGGTTCTTCAGCTGTAATGAGCAAGTCCTCATCCCGAGGACGCTTTTTGGGCAGCTCCACAACCAAGGGGGCTTCTAGTTTGGGTTTCACTTCCTCAATTTCTTCTTCCACCTCTACTTCTTCCAGTGGCTCACGGCGCTCTAAGCGCTTTTCAATTTGGCGGGCAATTTCCTGGTTTGCTATATCCAGGGCCCCGTGCACCCCGGTAGAGATGCCCTCCACCAGCTTCTCCCTTACTTTGGTGTCATTTAGTTTTTGTCTCAGCAGTTTGCCTGTTTGGCTGTTCCAGGCCTTGCTACCCCAGCTCTTTACATTGCTGCCAAAGTTTTTTATGCCGCTCCAGATACCCCCCCAGTTAAAAGCCCCTCCGTTCATGCCACTGGTGCCGATGCCAGACCAGCTATTCATCATGGGGTGGGACCCGTATCGTGGAGCCAGGGATGAAAAATTGACAGCGTCCATCTCTTCTTCTGGCGCAAGAAAAATGGCAGTAAATCAGGTTAAGTGGACTAGTGGCGGGCAGCTTGCAGAGCTACTGACGCTATGCCTGGAACAGCGCCAATAGCCGCAGCAATCAGGGGAATTAGAGCAGGTAAAAATCCTCCTTTCATTCGTCCACAGCGCATGCGCTTCACAGTACGGGTGCGGCGACGCCCCCTCCCAGAAAAAGGTGTGCGCACGGGAACTCTGACGCGAAGGGTTACATTTCTGTCCCGCATCCTCAAACCAAAAAGGACAAATTAGACTCGCCGTGAAAGGAGGGTGATAGATGGATGGTAGCGCACGTCAGTGGGAATAAGGGCTCCGCGACGGGTCAGCCGCCCCCGTCTGCGAGTCTGCCTAGTCCTCCGCCGGCGCCTAGGGGCTCCCCTGGTGACGGCTCCCACCATACTGGGGTGCAGCCTTACTTCAGGGATGATACTGTTGGCGGGCCCCCATCGGCTCACGCGCCCTCTGGGAGCAGGTCCCCGAATCTTAGCCGCTGTAATGCTCGGGTGGTAGCGGTATTCGGGAAATATAGCATTGGCCGGACCCCACCGGCTCACTCTTCTGACAGGCGTGGTTACTTCAACTGCCATTGGCATAGCGGGGGCAGGTTGCACCACTGCTGCGGGGGCGGGAGGCGCCGCCATGCTTTGTACTTCCATTACTTCTACCGGGGGAGCTGGCTGCCTGCGCTTGCGTGCCACGGCCTTTGGGCGCACCAGCTCTGCCACGGGCCCCTCGGAGTACTCCATCTTTATTGTCGGTTTGAACTCTTCCTCTATCTCTTCTTTTAGTTTTTTAACTACTACCCCATCGTCCGCCATTTTTCTCTTAATGGGAACTTTGATGTCTACCGTCTGCACAGCGAGCCCAGGAGCCACCTGTTCAAGGCCCTTGTTTTCTATTTTTACATCCCCCGCTTCTGATTTACCCACCGGGAGCACTGCCTCCTTTTTAACGTCCCTGGGCACCAGCACTTGTACTGTAGGAAGCAACTTAGCTTCTCCTGGCCTAACCACTGGTTCCTGGGGAGTAATGGGAACCTGGGAAGGGGTGGGATTTCTCTCCGTTAGAAGCTTGGCCCTTTTTCCGTAGGCAAACTCATTAATCATTACCCCGGCTTGCTCTAGAATATCCTCATCTGCGTGCACCTCGTCATAATCTCTCTTTATAGCTTTGCCTACTCTCTGGCCGGGTGTGAAGACTACTGGTACTCCCGGTCGGACCACAGCTTGCACCTTTCTGCCTTTCCACTGGTAAGGGCGCCGTGGGGCAAACTTTCTAACAAATTCCACATCTTCTTCCAGCTCCTGTTTGGCAGCCCTGCGCTTTTTGCTCCTAGCTTTTACTAGGGTTTTCACATCAACTTTCTCCTCTGTTTTAACTCTCGCTCTCCGTCTCGGTGCTACATAGATCTCTGGTTTGAGGTCCTCCAGCAGCTCTTGCTTGATGGCGCGGCTGAGGGCAGCCATGGCGACGAGGCTTCAGTAAAAAAATAGGCCATCACTCGAGTGTGGTAAAACTGGGCAGCAGCAAGTTTATTGTATTTTTTAGTTTCTTTTTCGCCTGCGGCCGGTGGTACGGGCCAGCCGCCGCGCCCTGGCTCGCATGAGAGCACGCCCAGCTGGAGTGAGCCTAGGCGCGCGTCTCAGATTATAGGCGCCCACGCGCCGCGCCGCCTCCAAGACCGCCCGCGCGGCAGGGGGGCCATTGCGGGCCACCTCATCAATAGTTGCAACCATTTCCGCTTCTGTTTGGGGGTCCATGACCACCCTAACTCTGCGGCCCTTTCGCCTGGCGCGGCGGCCCCTGCTTCCCCACTGGGCGCGGTAGTGGGCTTGCACAAAAACGGGGTGCTGATCTGACTTTTGCTTGGCTCCTCCAAAGAGCTTGTGAGTGCCTAGGCCCCAGCCGGTGTTGTTAGACGGTGAGATAAGGATGGCCATGGCTAATAAAAAGGAAAAAGTTATTCACTAAAAGGTTTTGCTGGACAGCACGCGGGGCACCACGACCCCCAAACTCTTGTACACGTAGGGGCAGACCCGCCTCCTTGCATCCGTCAGCGTCACTCTCTGCACCCCAGATATATTATTTTTGAGAGCAATAGTTCCGTGGTTGGTCAGCGCGGGCACGTTTTCGCTGATGCTAATGATGGTGGGGGCTGGCGGTCTTTGCAAAATGGCATTCTCGGGAAATCTGTTAAACACTTGGGTTTGGCTGGCACTCTCTTGCAGCAGCTGGGTGTACACAGAGGACCCGTTGTAGAAGCTCCTTGGAAGCAGAGGCAAGAGCTCGGTTCCCACCACGGGGTAGGCGCTGGGACTGTGGCCAGAGGTGAAAGTGACAGGGTTTTCTGCCATATCTGGCAAGCTCCAGTAGATTTGCTCCACTCCACAGGTGATGTCAGGGGTCACCAGAAGAGTTTTGCTTCGGATGCCGCTTGGCTCTCCATAGTTATAGGCTAGGTACCAGCTGCGGTACGAGGTGAAAGTTGCCCCCGCTGTAGGGTCTTCCCCCACGTGATAGGATCTTTGCTTGGAATCTTGTCTGACGGGCGTGACATTCTGGTTGGGTTGACTGGGGTCATAGGTGTGCAGGTCGAGCAGCGCGGGGATGTTCCCTCCCTGGAGGTCATCCCAGGTTATGATAAACCCTTCCTCGTAGGGGTACTTCTTTCTAATGCCCAGAAAGTTGTTCAGCCTGCTTTTAGTGAAGTCCACAGCACAGCCGGGGCTGAGGACAATGTCTGGGTGAAAAGCCTCATTAGTGTAGAACCCGGGCATCACAAGCTGAGTTTCGGGGTCAAAGCCTAGCCTGAAGTTTCTGGTGTCAAACTTGAGGCCTATATCCTCCTCCTTTACATTTTTCTGCCTACCGTGGGCCAGGTAGTTTTCAACAACCGCGTTATTCATTAAATCTAACAGCATGACCTCTGAGTAATTTCCCTCTGGAATAGAGAGTGTGTACCACTCGTAGCTAGTAATTTTACCGCTAGCATCGGCGGCCGCCGGCAGCAGAGCCCTGAAACTGTTGCTGAACATGAACTCTGTGGCATTGGGAATGTTAGTGTGCAAAATGCTTTTAAATTCCCCTCCCCACCTAGACCGTTCATCCAGCTGGATTGACTGGGTGCTGGCCTCCATAGGAGAGTAGTTGGAGTTCTGCACCACCGTGGTGAGGAAATTACTGTGGTCATTTTGGTAGTTTAAGGCCTGAATGTCTGCTGACTTATTATCAATGAGGTACAGGCGGGTGGTGTCAAAAAGAGGAGGGAGCTGGGAATAACGAATACTGTTTCTTCCTTCTGTAGCGCTCTTATAGCGTGGAGGGACCACTGGTGCCAGGATCGAGGGCACTTGAGCCATCACGGCCTCGTAAGACGGGGGAGGAGACGACGGGTACTCCATCGAGCTATAAAAAAACGCTTGCGTCATGGCTCTGGTGAGTAATTGCTTTATTGTTTGAAAATGCGCCGCCCTCTCTTGGGGCACAGGTGAGCGAACGGGTTTCCCTGCCCTTCAAACTTGAGGTAAGGGTCTGGCTTGCTCATGCCATCATCACTGTCATCACTGGGGAAGGGAGAGCGAGACCTGTAGGGAGTTTTCTCCTTCGGACGGACTACTGAAGGGACTGCCGCCCTTGCTTCCTCTGCTTCTCTTTTGTAAGTTTTCCACCGAGCCAATTTGTCTGCTAGAGTGTCCAGTTCCCGCATGGCATTCTTGTTATTGTTACTGGCGTTATTTTTTACCAGAGACAGGAAGTCCCCAGCAGAGGAAGCCACTGACCCCCGCCTGGACACCACGGGGGTGCTCACCCGGCTGCTCAGGCGGGACTCGGTTCTCTGGTCATCATCCATGAATTTTTCCTCTACTGCCCTCATGGCCGCGTCCCTATATGTAAGATCTAAAGAGCTCTCAAGCCCATCCCAAGCATAGTTTTCCCTATCTGGGAAGTCAAACACTCCAGTGAAGAACCCCTCAGGAGGCAGCCACCGCGGATTCATTACCGCGCTCATAAAGTATTCTGGAGCCATGGTGGCCGCCCGGTGAAAATAGTCCATCAATTTGTTTATAAAATCCCGGTTGGTGGCATAAAAGCTGGGTTCCATGTTCGCTGCAGTTACATCCAAGGCCTGAGTGGCGCTAAGATTCTCCTGCATCATTCTCAGACTGACTGCCTGCTGCACAAACCTGAGAATCCTCTCCTCCTCTGGAGTGAGAGAATAGTCTCTGGGCAGTTTTTTCTGCCTGTTAGTCAGAAGAAAGTTCAGAGTGGCTTGCAAATTGTCAATGCTGTCACTGCCAAAAGCGCGGCTGACCTGGGTGACCTCTTGTAAAGTGCGCTCATCCAGGTGTGCCTGCCCCAAAGCCTCTCTGTATAGAGTGAGCAGGTAGCCTATGTAAGAGTCTCTGCTAATGCTGACACTGTCTGTGAAAGGAGACACCAGCAAAAGAAGCAATCTGGTGTTGGGAGTGAGCAGGGCTGAGATGCTCAACCTTTCCATGGTGGGGGCCTTCACCCCCCACAGAGGCTTCAAGTTCTCAAAAGCAGTTGTGAGATTAACAGTCTGTGTCCCGTTTCTGCTGCTCTGCAGAAAGTAATGGGGGCCTGACTGGTACACCTCTGTATTAGGAACCTCGCTGACCAGCAGCTTGAGGGCAGATAGAAAGCCAGTGTAGTTTTCTTGCCCCCTTTCAACATTGGCTGGCAGGCGGGCGAGAAAGCTGTTGAGAGCTGCCATTGACCCTAGGTTTCCTTCTGCGATTCTAACCTTTTGGGCCACAGCTTCCCTCACGTCTCCAGCCAGCCTTTCCAGGTTGTTCTGGGCATTCATGCTGTTGTACTTAGATACTCTAGCAAGCAAGGCGTCAAAAACCCCCGCCCCCTCGTCTCTTCTAATTGCCCCATTTTCTATGAGGGCGTTTACAATGCTCAAAACTTTTTCATGTGTGGGGTCCTTGCGAGACGGCACCACAGCCTCCAAAATGGCATCCAGCCTGTTAGCAAATGGCTGGGAAGAAAACTTGTGCCGGTCTCCAGCAGTTAAGGCCATTATACGGTTAATAGAAGCGGCCCAGCCGTCGTCGGCCGTGGGCTGGCTCTGCATAGCCGCCATTTTCACTGGATTGAGTGCCGCGCTCATGCTGCTGGAATAAGATGGAACTATCAGGCCCATCCTCCTCTTCTAAATCAGCTTCCGGGTACCTGGCTGCAGAAGCTCCGCACCCCGTCCCGGCGCCCCAAACCTCCCTCGGCCTGAACCTTCCTTCATCCTCCTCATCATCTTCCTCTAGATGTTCATAGTCTATCTCTCTGATGCCATTGTCTGCTAGGGCCTGCCTCAGCTTGGACATTAATTCTCTGTCGTTGTATTCCCGCTGCCTGGCCCCAGACACGGCTCTCTCTATCCTCTCATTTCTGTACATGCCCAGGTCATCGCTCAGCACCAGCAACTTAACCACAGCCCGCATGTAGAAGGTGTTGATTTTGGCTTCCTTATCAATAGGTACAAACACAGAGTTGAAAATCTTCCTAGCATAATGTTTGCTTAGAGTAATTACTGAGTAATTGATGGCAGCCACTTTCTCTCCCACCGAGAGGCCCCGCTCCTGCACAACTATTGTCTGCAGCAGGTTCAACAGGTCCACCAGCCACCTGCTTTCCGGCTCTGCAATATTAAGCAAGCTTTCCCGTAATACCCCCTCATCTCTGCAGTGTTGCACGATGAGAAAAAGCTGTGCTGTCAGAGCCTTGCTAATTGGGTTCTCTAAATAGGCCTGGACAAAGTCCCAAAGATGCATCAGCCCTACCACCACTTCCTCTCTGGCTATTAGCGTGCGCACATTGTTGTTAAACGAGGTCTGAAAGTTCACTTCCTCATTCACTGTTTGTTCATAAGCTGTAACTAGGTCAGCGGACTTGAGGTGAGCCTCTGCTGGGCTGATGCCATTCCTGGGATCCTTCTCAAAGTCTCGTTCCCCCAACACCCTTCGGGCCCCGTGGCTGCCTCTCAAGGTTCTGCCTGCTTCAAACTTTAAGTGGCGCATCCCCTCTGCCTCTTCTCCCTCGTTGTCTCTGAACACATTACTAGGTGGGATGTAGGCCTCTGATGCCTCCTGTTTCATTAGCACCCGAGGGTGAGTCTCTGGCGCGGCCCCGCCCTGTATTCGGGCCATTCCCTCGCTTTCTGCTTCTAGCCTGCTGGCAGAAGCTGGGAGGGGCTTCATCTGGCGCAGTACCGGATGCATCTGCAATGGAGTAAAACTCCTTGTTTGTTTTTGCAGAACGCGCTGGACTGCGCCCGCCTCACAGGACAAACCCAGTACACCATTGAAGTATTTAGACCTCTCAGAAACATTTTCAATCGCGTCCGCGACTACACGAGAGCCTCAACTACCGCTGTGGGTTTAGCTTGGATGTCTAAGTACATCTACCAGTACCACCGCCTCATGCTTATGAACCTTAGCCCCAGAGAGCCTGCCACTCAGGGCTGGCCCTTGTATCTTTATCCCCCACCCCACTTCCTGGTTGGCTATCAGTACCTAGTCAGAACATGTAATGATTATGTCTTTGAAACACGATCCTACAGCAGGCTAAAGTACACAGAGATCCGTTTGCCTCTTCAGCAAAAGCTCAATTGGACCGTGATGGCAAATTGTGCCTACACTATCAACACGGGGGCGTACCACAGATTCATAGATTTTGAAAACTTTCAGGAAACCCTTGCCCAGGTTCAGCAAGCTGTGCTGGCAGAAAGAGTGGTGGCAGACCTAGCTATGATCCGCCCCCTCCGGGGGTTTGGAAGAACTAGCATGGCGGGAGAGCAAGTGCCAGTAGAGGGGTTGCTGCAAGACCATTACAAAAACCTGTCCCAGTGTCAAAGCCAGGCCTGGGGACTTGCCGATCGGGTTAGAGTTCAGAGAGCCGGAGCAAAAGATCTCACCATTTTGAGCACTATCAGAAAGTTAAAAACTGCTTTTTTTAACTTTTTAGTTACCCCAAAAAACCCCCACACCATGCTCAGCTTACCTTGTGATTGTCTTTGGCTGGACGCCTTCGTGGAGAAATTCGCTGACCCGGAACTGTCCGAGTTTCACACGATCAGGTCTTTGCCCAGTCAAACTGTAACAAAAAGCATAATTAGTGCGTTGAGCCTACCGCGCCCCGCCCCCTGCACCCCGCTGTCTGGAGGGGCGTTTGAATTGAGACCCAGAGAAAATGGCAGGGCCGTGACAGAGGAGATGAGAAGAAGAAGAGGAGAGATGATAGAGCAGTTTGTAGACAGGCTTCCCGTCAGGCGCCGCAGACGCAGAGTTCCTCCGCCGGCTGCTGAAGAGCTGTCCGAGCCAGAGGTAGAAATGGAGGAGCTCCCGGCCCCCTCTCCGCCCGCGCGTTCTTTTGAGGAAGAGGTCCGGGACACTATAGTAGAAGTGATCCGCCTTCTGCAAGAAGAACTCACAGTCTCTGCCAGAAATGAGCAATTTTTTAATTTTGCAGTAGACTTCTATGAGGTCATCCAGAGGCTAGAGATGTTGGGCAACATAAATGAACTTACCATCCGGCGCTGGGTCATGTATTTCTTTGTAGCCGAGCATATTGCCACAACCCTAAATTACTTACACCACAATCTGAGGCTGTATCCCCCTAGTGCCCGATGGGTAGACCTAGAGCTAGCTCAGGTGGTCATGCGAGCCAGAGACAGCGAGGGACAGGTAGTGTACAGCAGAATTTGGAATGAGATGGGAGAAAATGCCTTTAGTCAAGTTATGGAGCGCGTATCAGGAGACCTGGCTGCCACGGTGGAGAGAGCGGGGCTGGGAGAGTTAGAGGAGGAAGAGATGGAGCAGTTCATGGCCGACATCGCCTACCATGACAATAGCGGAGATGTGGGGGAGATTCTTAGACAGGTGGCTGTTAATGATGCAGAGATTGATTCTATGGAACTCTCTTTTAGGTTCAAGGTAACGGGACCGGTAGTGTTTACTCAAAACAAGCAAATTCAGACAATCAACAGGAGGGTAGTAGCCCTGGCCACCCAGCTCAGGTCCCACCACCGCCCTCTGCCAGCACACCACGATCACGTCCAACTGCCTCCGTGAGGCCAAGCAAGAGGCAATACAAAGGCACAGTGGTGGCCCAGCGAGCCACATTAAGCATCTCCGCTGTGTTAGATGATGGCCAATCTGTAGAGATAAAGTACCACTCTAACTTTGAGCAAGCTCTCTCCAGCCTCTGCCACGCCAACTTACACGACGTGCCCGGTTGCCTTGCCGGCGCCCCCGTGACCGTCAACAACCTCCCCGATCTCATAGAGCAGGCGGCCGCCCCATTCAGTCTCATTTGTTACTACAAGCGCGGAACCGTTAAGAGAGTGCAGTTCCAAGCCTCAAGCCCACTACTTAGTTTTCCCCTCAAGTTTCTAGTTAAACAGGGAAAGGTGTTCTTAATAAAGGAAATATCTCCCATACAAAAATGTGAGTTTTGCGGATCATTTTTCAAGGTTGCCCATACCTGCACTCTCAGAAGAAGGGATTTTTACTTCCACCATGTGTCCGCCCAGTCTTCAGACTGGTGGGAAAAGATATCTTTCTCTCCTATCGGCTCTCCACCAGAAACAGAGAGGCTTTTTATAGTGTATGATGTGGAAACTTATACTTGGCACGGGAAGTTTGGGAAACAGCTGGTCCCATTCATGCTAGTCTTTCAGCTGGTGGGAACACCTTCTTTGGTAAACACTGCCCAAAAACTGGCAGTACAACTTCAGTGGAACACTTGGAACAACAAAGAGGACATTTTCTACTGCCTCACCCCAGAGAAAAAAGCAGTGGGCATAAAGTTCAAGCAGTTTAGAGACCTGCTCCAGCAAAAGGTCGCTGCCTCTCTTTGGTCTCACGTCCTCTGTGAAAACCCTGAACTGGTAGAAAAAGCCGCCAACCTCGGACTGGCGAGCCCAGAAGACATCCCCGCCCTTGAAATTAAAAAAACAAAGCTAAAGGGAACTCCCAAGTTCATTGAGGTTTATGTGGTAGGCCACAACATCACAGGGTTTGATGAAATACTCTTGGCCGCCCAAGTTGTAAGTACACGCGCGGACATCCCTCCAGTCTTTGAAATTACCAGAAACTTTATGCCGCGAGCTGGGAGGTTGCTCTTTAATGATGTTACTTACTCCCTGCCAAACCCAGCTTACTTTCCAAGAAAAGACTTCACCGAGTGGGAACAGGGCCAGCTTCTGAGCTCAGATTTAAAAAGCCAATACATAAAGTTTATGGTGCGTGACACTTTCACTTTGACTCACACCAGCTTGAGAAACGCTGCCAAGGCTTACAGCCTTCCAGTGGCCAAGGGGTGCTGTCCCTACCAGGCCGTTAATGAGTTTTACATGCTAGGCACTTACCAGCAAGACTCTGATGGCTTTCCCGACGTCAAGTACTGGAAAGATCAGGCAGAGTACGCAGAGAACAAACAGCTGTGGATAGAGAGCAAAAAGGGCGCTTACGACATCATTCAGAGCACCCTTGACTACTGCGCACTGGATGTGGAAGTGACCACCCAGCTGGTACAGAAACTTACCGAGGCCTACCAGACCTTCGTGGTGCAGTCCGTAAACTTACCTGCGGCGTCCTTCAATGTCTTCCAGCGTCCCACTATAAGTTCCAACTCCCATGCTATTTTTAAACAAATTCTCTACAGAGCAGAAAAGCCCGACCAGCCCCACATGGGCACCACTGTGCTGGCACCCTCTAATGAGATGTATGAGTATGTTCGCGCCAGCATCAGAGGGGGAAGGTGTTACCCCACTTACATAGGCATTTTAAAGCAACCTGTGTACGTGTATGACATATGTGGCATGTATGCTAGCGCCCTCACCCATCCTTTTCCCGCCGGCCCGCCTCTTAATCCTTACGAGCGGGCCCTGGCTGTCAGGTGTTACGAAGTAAAGATGCAAAGCCAGAAAACCATCAGCTATTTTGACCCAGAGCTGCTCCCGGGCATCTTGACCATCGATGCAGACCCCCCCGCGGATGAGTACTTGGATGTGCTTCCCCCATTCTGCTCACGCAAAGGCGGGCGGCTCTGTTGGACCAATGAGCCATTGCGAGGAGAAATTGCCACTACCATTGATGTCATCACTTTACATAACAGAGGTTGGACCGTCCGCCTTGTCCCCGATGAGAGAGCCACCATATTCCCAGAGTGGAAATGTCTTGCTAGAGAATATGTGCAACTTAACATTCAGGCCAAAGAGCTGGCAGATAAAAGCAAGAACCAAACCATGCGCAGCATTGCCAAGCTACTCTCCAACGCCCTCTATGGGTCGTTTGCCACGAAGTTAGACAACAAAAAAACTGTATTTTCTGACCAAATTGACCCCCACACGTCACAAGAAATTGCTTCCGGATCTTACATAGTCAAATCTTCTTCTTACATAGAGACAGATAACCTGTGCGCAGAAATCATGCCAGAATTTGTCGTAGCGTACCCACCTGCCGCTGCTCCGCCCTCTCCGCCGCCGTCCACGAGCAATGCGGAGAAGGATGACCCCGAACCCCCTTTTATTTCTCACGGTAATGTGACGTCATACACTTACAAGCCAATCATATTTCTAGATGCAGAGGATGATGACTTCTGCCTCCACACCCTGGAGTGGGCCTCCCCACTGATAGCCAATAACAGGTACCCCTCTCAAATTGCCTCCTTTGTTTTGGCCTGGACCAGGGCATTTGTGTCAGAATGGTCTCAGTTTCTCTACGAGGATGACGCTGGCACGCCCCTGGATCAGCGCCCTCTAAAATCTGTCTACGGGGACACGGACAGCATCTTTAGCACCGAGGAAGGGTACAGACTCATGGAGGCCAAAGGTAAGAAAAGACTCAAAAAAAATGGGGGCAGCTTAGTATTTGACCCAGCCAAACCTGAGCTAACATGGTTAGTTGAATGTGAAACTCAGTGTGAAAAGTGCGGAGGGGATGCCTACAGCTCAGAATCAGTATACCTAGCTCCTAAGCTGTATGCTCTGAAAGATACTACCTGCCCCACGTGCGGTCACGTGGGAAAAGGGAAGCTCCGAGCCAAAGGGCATGCTACCTCCACCCTCTCTTATGATGTGCTTAAGGCCTGTTACTTGGCTGACTTGCAACACGGAAACGATCTCTTCCAGACCAGCAGGATGAGCCTGCGTCGCACACTGGCCAGCGTTCAGGCCCACGTGCAACCCTTCACGGTCACAGAAACCACCCTTACAAGGAAGCTAAGACCGTGGAAAGACAAAACCCTGCACCCCCTGGACACCCACCGTCTGGTTCCATACAGCAAGAGGTTCCCAAATCCAAGAAACACAGAAACAACTTGGATGGAGCTGCCGTGGACCAATTGAGAGAACTCTGGGACAAATTGCTTACTTTGCAAACTACTCTAAAAAACATGCCTTATGCAGAAGGCCTGAAACCTTTTTTAAACTTTTCCAACTTTGATGAGCTTTTGTCTTTGGGTGGGGACTCTCTTTTGCAAGAACTGCTGTCTATTAATGATAGTATTAAAACCTGCTGTGAAAAAGCTAATGTTTTTCTCAATAAAGATGGAAGCTGTACCTCCCTTAACTTTTACAAACAACCCTTTATTGCTGTAGTGTATGGCCCCACAGGGTGTGGAAAGTCACAACTACTGAGAAACCTCATGTCTGCTCAGCTTATTGTTCCAGCCCCCGAAACAGTTTTTTTTATTACTCCCCAGGTGGACATGATCCCCCCTCAAGAGATTGCAGCCTGGGAAACCCAAATTTGTGAGGGCAACTATCTAGCTGGGCCAGAAAACACTGTTGTCCCCCAGAGCGGTAGCATTCTTCCAAATTTCGTCCAGATGTCATATGCTGACCTCACCAGCGATGTCAACTATGATGTCACCAACCCCAACAATGTTTTTGCTAAGGCGGCCTCTAGGGGTCCCATAGCTATTATCATGGACGAGTGCATGGAAGACCTCGGTGGGCACAAAGGGGTTGCCAAATTTTTCCACGCTTTCCCCAGTAAACTTCTGGACAGGTATCCCAAGTGCACAGGCTACTCTGTTATCGTGGTCTTGCACAACATGAACCCCCGCAGAGATCAAGGAGGAAACATTTCTAACTTAAAAACTCAAGCTAAGATGCACATTATCAGTCCAAAGGTTCACCCCTCCCAGCTCAACCGCTTTATTAATATTTACACCAAGGGTCTACCCACTGCTATCTCTCTTCTGTTGAAAGATATCTTTAATTATCACCGTCTCAATACTAACTATGACTGGATCTTGTATAACACTGAACCTGTTGATGACTGCATGCAATGGTTGTATCTTAACCCCAAAGAAGGCCTGATGCCCATGTATTTGAATATTCAAGCTAAACTGTACCAGGCCTTAGAAAAAATCCACAGAGTGTTAGCAGACAGACAACGCTGGACACGGTATTATCATTCAAAAAAGAATAAAGTTTATTGATTCATGATTATGGAGCTGTAGCGTGGGCTTGCTTCAAAGCTTCTACTTCTTGCTGAATGGTTTCCACCGAAGTCTGCATCTCAGCTACCTGGGTTTTCAGTTCTTCTATGATGGCATTTACAGCAGCTGCGTGGTCTTCCAGAGGCGTAAGCAGGCGCGAGGCGAGGGCAGGGCGTCCGGCTGGGCCAGTTTCGGAAGGCACCGGTCTTCCCTCCAAATCTGATCCAGTAACATTTTGTCTCGATCCTGCCCAAGAAGGTAAACGAGTGGTCACGAAACAGGTGTTAACAATTCCCTCCTGTTGGGGGTCCATGGTGACGTGTAGCAACTAGCCACAATTTCCCTCCCTTTTATATTCTCGGGAAGCCCCGCCCCTTACCTAAAATTCTTCGTCTTCATCAGAACTTGAAAACTCAGCAGTGTCATGTGAGTTCAGGTCTCGGTTCACTCTGCTGTCGGTGACATAAGAAGCCCGCATACATGGAGTGCTGTGTCGCTCGCCACAGGTACACAGTCTTTCCCCGGCATCGCCCTCATAGGTAGACAGCTGCATAATCCCGCAAGTAGTGTCATACACACTGTATAGGTACACCTGCTGCGCCACTCCGGTCGGAGCTGCTATGACCGAGAGGCCAAACAAGCAATGCCTCGGGTGAAAGACCCCGCGCCGCCTTCCCATGTACATTCTCACTCTGTTCAGAGTGTTGCCTTCAAACTTGGGCCACGGAGCCTCACAGTGGGACCCAATATGCACATTACCCAGAGCTTGAACATGACCCCCGTCCTCACAAGTACATAGCTGCACATTCATAGGGGACTGGTGTCTATTTGTTACAATCACTTGGGAATTTGTCACAGATCCTACAGTGGAAAGTTTAATGCTGCAGGTGCAATCCCCAAAGAAACACCGGTTAATATTCACCTTGGTTTCAGCAACTACTCCAAAGACACATCTTTCAAATGAACAGTTCTTAACACGCATGCTATAGAGCCCCCGTGACCGGACAGCACAGACTGCTCCAAAAAATTGACACCCCCGAACTTCTGCCCCAGCCCGCATGTCTAAACAAAGCATATGAGCACCAGAAAAAATACACCCGTGAAATAAAATGTTGCGGTTAGAGACGCAGCAGATAGCTTTGCTTGATCCCACACTCTCAAACACCAGATTAGAAAAGCATACTCTTTCCATAAAACCAATAGCTGGAATAGGCTCGCTGTGTGACACAGTGAACAGAGGGCCCCCCTGCGGCAAATTAACTTTAAGCACTGCACAGTTGCCAATAATGTAGCAAGCTCCCACTACCCTGATATTCCTATTAAGTTCATACACCCCTCCAGGCTGCAGAGAAATCTTAGCATGCAACCTGATGGCTGCCTCCAAATCATCTCCAGGATTTACGCGGACAGTTTTTACAGAGGAATAATTCCACCTGTCTGAAGGTCCATTCAGGCGCTCATCTTCCCTAATAGCTGCAAACTCTACTTGATCCCCACTAACTACATAATGATCAGGATTAATCATTGGAAGAACATGCAAGGGGTCCAACACAAAGAAAACATTTTCTACAAGTCCGTTTCCAGCTGCTCCGTTTGGGTGCTGGTTGACTGCAGCAGCGGGGTGGTCTCGCTGGTCTCTTCTGCCCGAGCCCCTCTGGCCGCCGCCGCTGCCTGCGCGGCCGCCATTTCCAACAGCTGCAGCTCTTCCATCTGCCTCATAGTTTGGCTCCATAGCATGATCTTCGTCCATGCTGGAACACAGATTAAGTCAAGTCTATCTGCAGAAAGCACTACAGAATCAGAAGGCCAGTTACGCAAAATGAAGTTTAAAAACCCCAGAAAAGACATAAACCTCCCAGCATTGCCTAGGTCCACACTGCTAAACAAATCTGTAAAAGCTGCAAAAGTGTAACCTCTTCTCAGGAGGTTCCAGTTAATATCATCTGGCGGAAAAGCTCTCCAGTATCCATCCTCGTAATCATCTGCAATGCCAGTAATAGCATCTGCTAAAGCAGGAAAACACCACTTTCTAACCCAACTACTGCCACAGAGACTACCCCTTAAAATATATCTAAAAGAGCTATAATCGGCGCACATAGAGAAAAGATCCATGCTACCTGCTGAGATTGCTGTAGCTAAAGAGCTGTAACAAGTGCTTGGCACAGAGCACTTAAATACTAATCCAGCAATGATGACATAACCACATGATCACAGGGAAGATAAACACTTTATTTGAGAACAAGATTAGCGTGGGCGAGGCTTAGTTGACAAGTCCAAAGGTTCTGTTTGCTCAGCAGCAGGTGGAGCAGAAACACCCGGATCCAGGCACGCACGCTTATTCTCAGAAAACAAAGAGCTCTCAGATGAGGAAGTAGAACAAGGGCGCTTCAGTTCACCACTGGCAGCAGGAGGTCCGGGGCGCGAGGGCATCTGAAAAGGAACTAAAAATAAAGAGTATGTAAGCACCCAGAAATACAAAAACACTCAATAAAGTAAAAATAAGACGGCACAAACTTACCCTCAGAAAGAGCTTTCAGGTAACACAGGCCACAAATGCTGGACTCGCCACGCTCTTGGAAAAATGCACATCTCAGGCAGCCAAAGTGAAGGCCCTGATCGGGCTCAAAAGAGGCGCCCCAACGCTCAAAAGAGCTTGTCTCGCTGCGAACCTCATCCCCTCCATCAAAAGTCGCCATTTCTTCCAGGCATAGCAACATATCCTCAGTTAAAGCCGCGGGAGAAGTAGAAATTGGAGGCAGAGGAGAGACTGCAGGAGTAGACAGACGAGAGCAGGCCTCAGGAGCAGTGTCAGTATCGGACTCACTGTCAATAACCACCACGTCCACATCGGGTGAAGGCGGAGACGGAGAGAGATCGTAGAGATCGTGGAGAGTCGGTGGAGAAGGGCTGCGAGACGGCGGCAAATCGGGTCTCCACTCCTCGAGCAGGTCAGCGACAAAGTCCTCCAGATCGACAGTCGAAGCGAGCACGGACAGCTTCATTTCAGAGAAAAATTAGAGCGAAAGGAGAAAACTCTACTCGCTCCGCACTCAAGAGTAGTCCTCTTTCGACTGCGCAGGTATATTTAAACCTCACTCCCGGAAAAAATAATGATTAACTGCGGTCCAGCCCTGTGCCAACAGAAAACCACAATTACCTGGCAGCCGTGAGTAACTGTAAACACAGGCGGAGTTTCTGGGACTTTTGCCCAGACATTTGGCAGTACTCCCAGACACGAAAGGGCAATTAATTTTCACTGTAATTGGCGGACTTTCGACAAGGTGGGCGCCTCGCCCGCTGGCCACCTGCCCCGGTTTCGGTCTCCGCCCCTCATAAAACTTTACGGCGGAAAATCACCCGCCTTTCCGCGGAACGCCCCCGTCGTAAAATTCCCCGCGCGCTCTCGTCGCACGCACACCCAAAAATGAGGAAGGGGCTCACAGAGACCACCAGGGACCCCCAATTTCTAGGCTGCCCGCCAAATTTAGGCCACACCTCTTTGTCCTGTATATTATTGATGATG